ACCAAGTAAAGTATCAAGAATCATCGTTAATGAAAGTGAAGGGAAACGTCCAGAACAAATAATAATAAGGGATATAAATCCTAACTTTCAAAATATGTCGGTATCACAAAAAACGACTCAGGATTATTATGTAAGTCGTGCTACTGGCAATGCTGGTCAAACAAACTATACTTTCCCCAATGGTGGTGCAGGAGGTGGTGCAGGAGGTGGGGCCGGCAATTCAAGATTTGCCCAAGCCATGAATGAAACATGTATTGATGCAAGGCATGTTGTTCACCTTAGCCTAAATGAAGGATTGGATTACTTTTGGCCATTTGGTCAGAGTATTCTTGAAAACATATTCAAAGTATACAAGCAAAAAGAACTACTTGAAGATGCGGTTCTTATCTATCGTGTCCAAAGAGCACCAGAAAGACGAGTATTTAAAATTGATGTCGGTAATATGCCCAGTCACATGGCAATGCAATTCGTTGAGAGGGTTAAGAACGAGATGCACCAACGACGTATTCCTACTGTAACAGGCGGTGGTGCCAATATGGTTGACAGTTCATATAATCCTTTGTGTTTGGATTTAAATACAAAAATACCACTTCTTGATGGCAGAACACTCGCCCTAAGTGAGTTGATACATGAGTTTGAGTCGGGTAAAGAAAACTGGGCATATTCATGCGATCCAGAAACAGGAAAAATTGTACCTGGTGTTATAAATTGGGCTGGCATCACGAGAAGAAACGCTGAAACAATTAAACTAACACTTGACAACGGAGAATCATTGATAGTGACACCAGATCACAAGATTCCTGTATTTGGTAAAGGTTTTGTTGAAGCTAAGGATATTTTACCAGAAGATAGTTTAATAGCATTTAATACTAGATATGAAAAAATTTCAGGCAAAAATAGCAAGACAACTGACTATCAACAAGTTTGGGATCATGAATCCAAATCATGGGTGTGGACACATAGAATGGTTGGAGAATTTTTCAGAAAAATTTCCAAACATCAAGAATTTACATACCTTGAAGAAAATATCGGTGCTGTTAAAACCGTAATACACCATAAGGATCACAATAGATATAATAATGATCCAAGAAATCTAACCTACATGAACAAACAAGATCACTTCTTATACCATGCTGCCCAAAAGAAAGAGTTTTGGGAAAACATGAGCGAAGAATACAAAGCAACTATGAACGGAAAGATATCTAAATCGCTAAAAAATCGTTGGAAATATTTGAGCGACGAAGATCGGTTAATAGCTCTTTATAATATAAGAAAAGCTCAACAAATAGCCGTTTATCAAAGAAAACATGACCCAGAAGTCAGAGAATCTTACAAAATTAACGCTGGAATTGCACAACAACGAGCAATGAAGAGAGATCCAAAATTGCGTGAGATCAGATGTGCAAACATGGAAAAAAGAGTTAAGTATTCTAATCAAAAATTGAATCTTCCGTTTAGAGTTCTTCAGATTTTGGTTGATATAGTCAGAAGCGGCACTAAGAATAAAATTCTGGCTATGAAAAAATGCGAAGAAAATGATGAATTGATGAATATCGTTCGTGAATCCAATCAAATGATGGACGTAGGTGTAACACAAAATAAAATAAATGTCAATCAGTTTGGTAACAAAAAGATGGACAGGCTACTATCAGAAAATGGATATAAAAACTGGAAATCCTTTGTAAAAGAAATAAACAACTTTAATCACAAAGTAGTAAAAATAGAAAAAGTTGAAAACAGAGATGTCGGTACGATAACCATTGATGGCACTGAAAGATGGCATGATTATCATACATTCGCAATTGAGGCTGGAATCTTTATTAAAAACTCTATTAATGAAGATTATTTTTTTCCACATTCCAGCGATGGAAGAGGTTCAAGTGTAGAAACACTTCCCGGTGGTTGTTTTGCCATGGATACTCTCGTCCCGTTACTGGATGGCAGAGAACTGTCAATATCTGAAATCAGCGATGAATTGGCAACAAACAAAAAATTATGGGCATATTCTTGCGAACCAAGGACGGGAAAGATTGTGCCGGGTCTAATCAGTTGGGCAGGAATGACTCAAAAATCCGCAATAGTTATGCGAATAACTCTTGATAACGGCGAAGAGATTGTCTGTACACCCGATCATCAATGGCCGCAATATGACAGTGACTTCAAACGAGCCGAGCAACTACAAGTTGGTGATAGTTTGATTCCGTTGTATAGAAAGATGGAGCAAATTTCCACCGGAATAAAACGTGACTACGAGCAATTTTTTGATAACGATGATAAGACTTGGAAGTATACCCATAGAATGGTAGCTGATCGCTTTAAAGACTCATTATGCGCTTATTATGTGTACAACGAAGATTTTAGTAATGGTCATTATGAAATTAGACATCATGTAAATTATAATAGATATGACAACTCTCCTGAAAATTTAGTGTGGATGTCATGGGATGACCACAAGATATTACACAGTGATAGGGGATTTTCGCGTGAGGACCAAATAAAAGGAACAATTGCTGCAAAAAAGCGCATAGAAGATATGAAGATCAATGACCCTACATTATATCAAGAATACCGTGATCAATGTAAAAGAATTTTTATGGATTGGCGAGATAATGCCTCAGACGAGGTATTGTCCGAAATTTACAAAAGACAAGCAATATCTTTAACTAATTATGTAGCGTCACTGAGCGACGAGGAGAGAGAAATAAGAGCGGAAAATAGCAGAAAAGCGTTTGCTCAAGGGTCAAAAAATAGGTCTAAAAAATTAAAAACAGATGAAAATTATCGTTTATGGATAGGAGAAAGATTGAGTGAAGGATGGACTTACGAACGACGCAAAGAACGCAGTGAGTTCATGATAGAACGTAATGCCAGAGATTGGGAAGGCAACACCGAGCGACGTGAGGCGATGTCCGAATTACAGCGTGTTACGTATTCACATGAAATGTTGCGTAGAATTATTGATCTGGTTCATGGAAAAACCACTCATGAAATTACAGCTAATGATATTGTTAACGAACTCAATAATGATATTGAATTATTGGATCAGTTATATGAATTGAATAAAAATAAAAAGGTTCGAAATTGGACTATCAATAGAGGATTTACTGCCACTGGATTAGTTGCATTGGTTAAGCAATTCGGATATTCAGGTTGGAAAGATTTCCGTGTAAAGGAATCTATTCATAATCATCGTATTGCAAAAATTGAGTATTTGGATGAAAAAATCCCAGTGGGTACCTTAACAATTGATGGAGATGAATTGTATCATGATTATCACACATTTGCTCTATCTTGTGGCGTATTTACGAAAAATTCCTCATTAGGGCAGATCGATGACCTGAAGTACTTCAACAACAAGATGGCGAGAGGATTAAGAGTGCCCAGTTCATATCTACCAACTGGCCCCGACGATTCAGATAGAGCTATGGAAGATGGTAGAGTCGGTACAGCATTGATTCAAGAATATAGGTTTAATCAATACTGTGAAAGACTACAAAATCTGATCATGCAAAAGTTGGATGATGAATTCAAGATGTTTATGAAATGGCGAGGATTCAATATTGATTCTGGCTTATTCAATATCAAATTCAACCCTCCGCAAAATTTTGCCAGTTATCGCCAAACAGAGCTTGATTCAACAAGAATTGCTGCTTTTGTTCAATTAGAACCATTGGCTTATATGAGTAAACGATTCCTATTAGAGCGGTATCTTGGCTTAACGAGAGAAGAAATGCTTCAGAATGAAAAAATGTGGAGAGAAGAAAAGGGCGAATCTCAGATGGAAACTGAGGGTAAAGAAATGAGAAGTGTTGGTGCTACTCCTGGTTCATTTGAGGCAGATTCAACATCGGCTGAACAGATGGAAATCGGTGATGCTGCTGGATTTGGCGGGGCAGAATCAATGGAAATGGCAGGGGGTGGAGAAACAACCGCAATGGCAGGAGCGCCTCCACCGGCACCTGGTCCGGTAGTTTAAGGAGATTAAAAATGTTACTAAATGAAATGTGGGAATCAACTGATCAGGCGTATCAGGATATTAGCGATGATAATAGCCAGACTCGTCTTTCTAGTACTCGTCAAACAAGATTGACGCTAAGGCAAATATCTAAGTTGCGACAACTAAATGATATTCGGACAGCGGAGTATCATGAAAAAATAGAAAATGTTCAGAAGCAATATGGAGCAACTGAGCAACCGATGGCTGGCGGTGCTTTTTAAGCGATTAAAATCTTGAAAAACTATTAAAAAACTACGTTTTATCGTAGTTTTTTATTATTGCGTGTAAATACAACAACGAGCTACATTTAGGAGAATAGCAAATGAACAAGTATGAAAAATTAATTGAGTATGTGATCAATGATCAGCCCGCTAAAGCACAGGAGTTGTTCCATCAGATCGTGATCGAGGCATCTCGGACAATTTATGAAGATATGATGGACCTTGCGGAACAGGAAGAATGCGAATCTTTTGGTGGCGATGCTTCTGATTCATTTATGCAAGATGTTGAGACCGATGAGGAAAATCTTGGCGAAGAAGAAGATTTTTCTGATGAGGAAGAACTTGATTTTGATTCCGACTTTGGTGATGAAGAAATCTCTGTAGATTTTGATTCAGATTTCGACGATGAATACGATGACGAAATCAGCACCGATAGCATTGAAGATACCGTTGATGACTATAAGGTAGCTTCCGATAAGGTTGTTGATCTTGAAGATAAACTTGATGCACTAATGGCAGAATTTGAAGCCTTAATGTCTGATTCTGAATCCGAAATTGATTTTGACTCCGAAGATGATGATGATTTTGGTGATGATGACTATGATAGTGATTATGAATCTGATTCTGAAGAAATGGATTTTGATGTTGATGGTGGTGATGAACTTGAAGTTGATGATACAGAAGAATTTATCTCTGAGCGTGAATCTACCAACAAGCGTGATAATCGTGCCGAAAAAGCTGGTCGTAAAGTAACCAAAGACATTGAATGGGACGAGCGCAAGAAAGATGGCATTCGTGGCAAACGTCGTGGCAAAGAAGATAGCAAGGCAGAACGTGCCGGTCGTAAAGTAGCTAAGGACATTGAGTGGGACGAAAAGCATGATCGTTTTGATGAAAACGTCAAGCTCCAAGCAGCACCAAAGCCTGTAACAACCGAGCCAGAAGGTACTAACAAAAAGAGTATCAATGCTAGCAATAGCGGTGCGGTTGGTGCAGTCACTAAGCCAGTAAAGATGGTTGGTGATACTGCTCATGGTCGCTCTAATCCGAAGGTAGGTAATCTACCGGATGCCGGTAAGTTCAAGAATGTTCCATCTAAGGACAATTCTAAACTGAGCGCAGCACCTAAGCCTGTCACAAGTCAAGCCAGTGGTGTTAACTCAAGGACTCCGTTCCCTAAAGATTAATAGTACATAAACGGCGAATAATATGAGGAGTAAGGAAGTAGTTTTGGAAGTACCACTTCCCCAAGATTGGGACAAAACTGCACTTACTCCTCAAAAATCGTATAAAAGTCGCATTGATTATATTGTTCAACGCGCACAAAAACTGGGAAAGGGTTCATCAAGAACAGCGTTTATCATTGATTATCAAGGTAGACAGACTGTATTGAAAGTCGCTCATAACGGCAAAGGTATGGCTCAAAATGCAGCAGAAGCTCAAATTTTAGATGATCCGTATATTGCTGACATTGTTATACCGTTGATTGATTATGATGAAGATCATGCCGATCCAGTATGGATTCATACTGAAATGGCTAAGAAGGCAACCGAGAAAAAGCTGTGCGATATTATGAAATGTGGGAAACTGAGTTATTTGGTGGCACGAGCGGAATATCAATCGGAAAATAAAAGATTGTGGTCTTTAGGTGCAGCTAATCAGTATTACGAATCACTTGATGAACAAAGTCAAGAGATTTTTAATGAGTATACAGATAGTTTATCAGAATTATCTTCGTTTGGACTCAATCTTGGTGATTTTCAAAGAGCGGCAAATTGGGGGTTATATCGTGAACAACCGGTCGTTATTGATCTTGGGTTCACCAATGAAGTAGCCTCTACGTATTATAAGCAATAGATGACAAGGAAATAATGAAATGACTAAGACACTCCTCCAAGAATATATCGCTCCAACGAGAAGCAATGCCGTGGTTGAATCAGTAGATTCACCTACTGGTAAAACTTGGACAATGAAGGGTATATTTATTGAGGGTGATGTAAAGAACGCTAATGAGCGAGTATATCCAAGAGATGAAATTCGTCGTGCCGTTGGTACGTTGATGGAACAAATCAAAAGAGATATTCCTGTGCTTGGCGAAATCGATCATCCTGATGATTTAAAAATCAATCTTGATAGGGTCAGTCACGTCATTACTGATATGTATATTGATGGGCCTAATGGCATTGGCACACTGAAAATTATACCAACTCCTATGGGTAATACTATCGGTGCTATGCTTGGGGCCGGTGTTAAATTGGGCGTGAGTAGTCGTGGTAGTGGTAACGTAGATGACATGAATGGCAGAGTCAGTGACTTTGAAATTGTGACAGTGGATATCGTAGCACAACCAAGCGCACCCAACGCTTATCCAAAAGCAATATATGAAGGACTAATGAATCATCGTGGTGGTCAAAAACTACTGAATATGTACGGTGATCCGGCGAAGTCAGTCCAAGCACAAAAATTCGTAACAAACGAATTGATTAAATTTATCAAAGACCTAAAAATCAATTGATAACCGTAAGTGAGAATTTCTCACTAATTAAACAGATTTAGTATGTCATAGACGCATACTAAAATCACTAATTCAAAATTTGAATTAGTAAACAAAAAGGGGAATACTATGGATAGCCTAAAACCGTTACTAAGCAGCTATTTGATTAACGAAGATGCTCAACAAGCCATCAATGAGGCATGGGAAAGCAAACTCGCAGAAGCAAAAGAAGCTGCCAAAGCAGAAATTCGTGAAGAAATGGCACAACGCTATGCTCATGATCAATCTGTTATGGTTGAAGCGATGGATAAAATGGTAACTGAAAGTCTTGTCAATGAAATCAAATTGATTAAAGAAGAAAGACAAGCCCTAGTTGAAGACCGTGTTAAATTCCAAGCCAAGATCAAAGAAGATGCCAAAAAATATAATAAATTCTTGGTATCTAAATTGGCAGAAGAAATCGGAGAACTGCGCAGAGACAGAACCTCACACCAAAATGGCCTGGCCAAACTTGAGAGTTTTGTTGTAAAAGCCTTATCTCGTGAAATCAATGAATTCGCACAAGATAAAAGATCAGTGGTTGAAACCAAAGTAAAATTGGTTCGCGAAGCACGTTCACAACTAGAAGGTCTAAAGAGAAAATTCGTTAAAGAAAGTTCTCAAAGACTGAGCCATTCAGTTAGCAAACATCTGAAAGCAGAAATCAATCAATTGCACGAAGACATCAAGGTGGCTCGTGAAAATAATTTTGGTCGTCGTATTTTTGAAGCCTATGCTGCCGAATTTGGAGCAACATACCTAAGCGAAAATACAGAGATTCGCAAGCTACATGATATCATTGTAGCCAAAGAATATCAACTAGACGAAGCCAAAAAAGTCAACCGAGAAGCACGTGTTCTCGTTGAAAACAAAGAACGTGAGTTACGTATGGTTAAAGAAACAAATCTACGAGAGCAAACTCTCCAAGAATTGTTAGCTCCTCTCAACAGAGAGAAGCGTGAAGTCATGAGTAACTTGCTTGAAAGCGTTCAAACCCCTCGGTTGAAAAACGCATTTGAAAAGTATCTACCAGCTGTACTTGAAGACCGTTCAAGAAAGTCCAATCGGACCCTCACTGAATCAGTCTCAGTAGCAACTGGCGATAAAACAGTCCGTGAACCCGTAATAGAAGAAGACACATCAGTAGATAATGTCGTAGAACTAAAACGGTTAGCAGGACTGTAAAATCTAAGTTTAAAAAAGGAGACATAGATGTCACAACTATTAGAAAGTCGCTGGTCTGAGACTAAAGAGGCACTCCTCGAAGGTCTAGCTGGCAATAAGCGTAATTCCATGAATGTAATTCTGGAAAACACCAAGAAGTATCTGAAAGAAAATGCTTCCCCTGGTTCCACCACGGCTGGCAACATTGCCACTCTAAACCGGGTTATCCTACCTGTCATTCGTCGTGTAATGCCAACCGTTATCGCTAACGAACTTGTTGGTGTTCAACCTATGACTGGTCCAGTTGGTCAAATTCACACTCTACGTGTTCGTTATGCCCAATCTCTACAGGATAACTCTCTAGCTGCTACCTCCGTAACAGCCGGCCAAGAAGCACTAAGCCCCTTCACCATCGCAACAGCATATTCTACTGTTCCAGAAGGTCAAGCCGTAGCTACCGGTTACACTGGCAACAATACTGCTAACATGGAAGGCACCGGTGGTAAGCAGATTTCTGTTCAAATCTTGAAGCAAGCCGTTGAAGCCAAGACTCGTAAGCTCCAAGCACGTTGGACTTTTGAAGCAGCACAAGACGCACAAGCTATGCATGGTATTGATGTTGAAGCAGAAATTATGGCTGCTCTAGCTCAAGAAATCACGGCTGAAATTGATCAGGAAATCCTCCTGTCACTGTCTAGCCTTGCTGCCACTGAATACACTTACAACCAAGCTACCGTATCTGGTACCGCTACCTTCGTTGGTGACGAACACGCTGCTCTAGCTGTTCTAATCAATCGTGTAGCCAACCTGATCGCTCAACGCACCCGTCGTGGTGCTGGTAACTGGGCCGTTGTATCCAGCGCCAGCTTGACTGTACTTCAGTCTGCTACTACTTCAGCGTTCGCTCGTACAACTGAAGGCACATTTGAAGCACCCACCAACACCAAGTTCGTCGGTACCCTAAATGGCGCAATGCGTGTATTCGTGAATAGCTATGCTCCTGATACCCAACCAGTCCTTGTTGGCTATAAAGGTACATCTGAAGCAGACGCTCCAGCGTTCTACTGCCCATACATTCCGTTGATGTCAAGCGGTGTCGTACTGGACCCCTCAACTTTTGAGCCAGTAGTTTCGTTTATGACTCGCTACGGGTTTGTGGAGCTCACTAATACCGCGAGCAGTTTTGGTAACGCTGCCGACTACGTGGGGGAAATTGCAGTCCAGAACCTTTCTTTCTCCTAATACAAGAAAGAAAGATACACGGAACAGCATTTCTGTTATGTATTTGGGGAGCCGGTGGCTCCCCTTTTTATTGTGCCCACATCAATGAAAGTAGTGTTGTTGATTTATGATTATTGTAGCACTACCATACGAATAAGTCAAGCGGAGAAGTGTCTTCAGACACAGATTCTACGCTAAGATTGAACTTTATTTTACCGCAATCCCAGATTCTATCGTAGCCAAGTTCTTGTAGTCTCTCCCATTGGTTGGTAGTATGATTATTTCCAAGAATTTCTTTTGCCAGAGTACGAGATTCAAATCTTTCACTGTAGCCAGTTCCGACATAATCGTAAGTTGGTGGCACTCTTGATATTTCTTGAAATCCCATAGAATAATACATCTTGCCCTGACTCCATCTCAGATCAGCATAGGTCGTAATGTTTTTGATCTTTTCAAGTTTTCCAACATATTTGATGAGTTTGCTGCATCCACCCACTACTCTTTTTGAAGAAGAATATCTCGTGAGATAATGACCCTCGGTATTGGTAGAAAAACTTATAACTGACACCAGCGTATTTTTGTAAAAAAGACCATAGTTAATTGGACTTCTGAGAGCGGCTCCTTGTAAATGATGTTGGTTGTGAAACGCTATTGCCGTTTGTCTGGTTACTTTTTGAACCTGACATTCTCTTGCTCCTATTTTAGTCTGATTTATCCCTAATATGTTTCTGAGTGCTGATTCTACTTGAGGTCGCTTTGTTAGCCATTCGTCGGAGAATATCGTGAGTAAACGAAGACCTACGGATTCTGCTAAATTCATTTTAGTCTCGTGATAGTTCCATTTTTTAGGACGGTCTCGTTTTTCCGACGCCTTTTCAGAATGCCAATACAATCCGCCGTAATCAATAGCTATCCCTATCTCTGGCAATACAATATCAAGTTCATATGGATTTATTAGTGAACGATCTCTGACGACCATCGGTCCAGAATACACTGACTTGATAAAATCTCGTAACGAAATTTCCTCCTGACTCTCGAATTTCACTTCTGGCGGATTGCATACTCTGCATACTGGAGGTCTTCCCCAGTGAAATCTTTGGTTGTAGGTATGTCCACAATCTAAACACTGCCAATCAAGTGAACCGGTGTCGGAAACTCCCTTGAACTGTTCTTCTGATACTAAAGGTTGTACACGCCACACACGAGCGCACTTATCCACGAATCTATGATAGTTTCTTTTGAGTAGTTCGGTCGGATCCCATAATTCTTTTCGTCTCTGTCCAGCCAAAGTTGATATTTCTGGATTCTGCATTGCATTCTCGAATCCATATTTGGCAAGATTGGTGTTTTTTGATTTTTCAATCGCCGAATCAAGATAGGCGGCATTGGTTACCCCGTATTTTGTGAGCATTGTTTGTTCACCTTTGGCGACTTGAACAGCAACCTTATCTTGGTCATTGTAGAATGCTTTATGATTTTCTCTGGCCTTTTTTGTCTGGCCAGTGTTGGTCACCCCATATTTTTTCTTGTTTGTTTCCTCTCGTTTTTTGTTTTCACGTTCAATGTCTTCCTGTGATCTATTGGCTTTACTTTTTGATACATTTAGGGCTATGGATGCTTTTACGCATTGACAAGTAGACACTGGTCCACAACTTCCCCAACCAACAGATGGGCCTTTGTATCTATGTTGATTTCCATTAGGACAAGCACCAGATGTCCCAGTGATGGCTGAATAGATTTTAGCAGGTACACTTTCGTCACTGGAGGTAGAATTTGCTAGTACCCAATTCCATAGTTCAGGATTATTCTGAACCATCTTAGAATAATGCTTTGGCTTAGATTTGATCAAGTCTTTTATTATTTGTTGTTCGTTGCTCATAGTGTTGAACTCGTGATTATTATGACAAGTATTTAGCAATACTACACGACAAATATCAGATTGTCAACCAAAAAGAAATGCGAAAAAGATTGACATCCGTGGTGGTAAATGCTATGATATGACTTTAATAACAAATTGGAAAATAGAATGAAAGGCAAAAAGCGAAAGGAATTCAGCGATGAGTACAAAGAACAGCGAAAAGAAATGTACTCAGGTGAAAAAAATCCTATGTTTGGAAAAAAACATTCTGATGATACAAAGTCTCTAATTGGCGATAAGATACGAGGAAGAAAGCAAACAGATGAGGAAAAGCAACGGAGAGGAGATGCTAATCGGGGCAAAGTTAGAGAAAAGAAGCATTGCGAATGGTGTAATCAAGATGTGGCGGTAAATGGTTATGCAAGATTCCATGGTGCTAACTGTCATATGAACCCTGATAGTCCAAGATACAACCCTGATAAAAAGCCGAGGTAAAAGAAAAGCCCCTGATTATGGGGCTTTAGTGGCGTTCAGTGTACCAATAACTGAACTGAGTAGACGGCGACCAGCTACGTCATGATATTATTTATACTGTTCGGCGACCATAATCAAAAATGGTGGGATGAACGAGAATCGAACTCGTAAGGCTGGTCGCCGAGCGTTTGGTAAACGCTTGTGTTTACCAATTTCACCATCATCCCACACAGAGAACATTCTATATTATCTGAGATAGAAAGTCAAGGTAAAAGGAAAGCCCCGTAGAGGGGCTCTGAGAGTGAGGTGCCAATCTCACGAATATACCAGAGAAGTAGTATATTCTATTTATGATTATGGTATCTGGTTGACAAGATTTGAACTTGCACACTACTTCTCTAGTAATCGTTTGGCAAACGATTGCGTCTGCCAATTTCGCCACAACCAGATTGAATGTGCATACTACTGTAGATGTAAATAGTTGTCAAGTAAAAGCAATCTGAATAAATAAGAGAGTCGGGCCGGTGGGATTTGAACCCACAAAAATTCCTTAGCTAGAGAAATTCCTAATCCATTAGCAGCCCGACAACTTTAGTATTCTATATTATCTGAGATAGAAAGTCAAGATAAAAGAAAAGCCCCAATAAAGGGGCTTTTGATATCCGAACATTTGCCAAGTAGGTATCAATAATATTTATCTTGTAGTAAGTTGAGTGTGGTCATATCCCAAGAATAACAAGTTGATTTTAGTCGAGTACCAATTGACAAACAACCATATCTAAGATATCATTAAAACATGAAAACAGCAATCATCGGTTCCAGAAATGTTTCAAACTTTGGTGCAGTCAAAGAAGTGCTCGGTCAATACGAAATAACACAAGTTATTTCTGGTGGTGCAATAGGTGCAGATTCTATGGCTGAACAATACGCAAAAGAAAATGATATTCCTACTTTAATTTTTAAGCCAGACTGGAAGAAGTACGGAAAAGCCGCTGGCCCTATACGAAATAAAGATATTATAATAAATTCGGATAGAGTGATTGCTTTTTGGGACGGTGAATCTAAAGGTACTGCACATTCTATAAAATATGCGTTAAAAGAACATAAATTGATTGATGTATGGCTCACTTCACAAGATGTATATTCTTTGATAAATACTGTATGCGATATTCAGAAATTATTGAAGGATTGACAGAAGATAAGGAAGAAGCATTGACTGCCCTGAGACAACTAAGAGAAAAACTACACGGAGAGTTCGCCAGAGATTAAAGGAAAAAGGTCAAATAAAAGTTGACAAGGATAGTCAACTACTGTATAAATATACCTGTAGATGGAATTACCGAGTCGACTTGGATGTCGTGTTCTTTAACAATAAGAGGAAACTATCATGGCAACAATTGCTAATGAAATCGCTGTGGCTGAAAAGCCAATTTTGAACAAGGGATGGCTGACTTTCGCGTTTGCCATCTACGCTGTGTTCTACACATGGGTACGCTGGTACGAAGGCGTCTATGGCTGGTCCGCCGGTCTCGACTCATTCGCACCGG